AATCAACTGATTCACCATTAACTTCAATGAATATATTTAAGTCAATATCAGGCTGAATATTTCGAATATATTCCCTTAGTGCTCTAGAGTCTCGAGCTAATAAATAATTATCTATAAAATCACGGATTGGTTTAGTATCTGAATCTCCTTCAACTGAAGTAATGATATACTTTAAACGAGTAGTTAAATCAGAAGAGAAATTTTTATTTACTTTTTTTAAACCTTTAATTTCAGCATCAATTTTATTTTCTAAATGACCATCCATTAATCTAAAGGTAATTTTTGTACCTGAATGAGGTAAAGTATAATGGAACTCATTAACACCTTTACTAAATAGAGTCTCATTTAAAGGTTTATTTTCTAAAGTAGATAAATCTACAGTTTGTTCTACACCATCATAAGTAAATGAGTAGTCTTTACCATAACCTAAAATACGAGAAGCAATTAAGATTGCGTTTTTGTCTCCAATAAGTAAATCATTATAATCAAACTTAGTAATTATAAGTGATTGAAGAAGTTTATCCAATACTGTACCGTTAGCAATATAGTTTTGATTAGTTAGAATATCTTCTTCTCTAGCTGTCATGTACTTCATTTCGATAGTACCATTAGATAAAGGATGACCTTCAGGATATAGTATACCTTTAGAGGGCAACTCGATTGTTTCCGTTGGAAATTTAAATGGTGATGGGTCTTGTTGTTCCATAAATTATTTGTTATAACTAATATGTTTATAAATATTATAAAGGAAGGTTCTTTGACGGGTTAATTAATAAGATTTAGTGTGATTAAGAGCTTGAAACTCTTTTTTAGTTTTCTCTTCAAGTTTATCTACTCTACTATCAATATGACGATAGAGATTTTCTAACTCTCGTTGAGTATTATTATTTAATTGATCTGTGTAAGTTATACAATTATGTTCTCTTGTATCAAGATCACGAATAGTTGTTTCATCAATACTTTGAAGAATATTGATTTGTTTGTGGAGGTTTTTAATTTCCATAAAATTCATAAACGTAACCACAACCATTAGCATAGTAATGACTGCAGCTACACCTAAAATAAATGATGTAATTTCCATAGTTTTGTTTTAGTTATTAGATGTCAAAGAACCTATCCTTTATAGATGTAATAAGGTAAAAAAAGAGCTTGGCATAGCCAAGCTCAAATTTAATTTTATGTAAACTTTTATTAGAAGTTTAGTACACAGTAATCCATAGCTACTTCAACAGTAAGGTTTTGAGCAGCTGATTCATTATCCCAGTTGTATTCACCAAAGTTTGAGTTAACAATAAATGCACCTTTGATTACCCATTCTGAAACGATATCACCTACAGGACCTAAAATGTCAATAGTTAAATCTTTCTTATAGAAATCAGAATAACCATCTCTACCTGTTACAGATTCATGATGTAAACGTACCCACTCCATAACGGCTTGAGCACCAGAAGGAGTAATTGGGTCAAATAATGTCATTGTAACATTACCCCATTTTGATTTACCTTTTACTTTTCTGTAAACGTTAATATGGTTAAGAACAATTTCATCTTGCGTTAGAGTAACAGCTGAGATTGCTTTAATTGTATAAGATGGAATACCATCTACATACATGATAAATCTATTCTGTTGTTTTGGTTCAAACGCTGTGAAAAAAATTTCGTTTGGATCTAATACTGCCATTTTGCTATGTTATTTATTTTATTATAAATATTCGATTTTTAAACTTTACGCTGGGAAAGTTGCTCCAGTTGGTAAGATGTTGAAGTCTAGGTAAATGAATTCAGCAGTCTTAGTTGGTTGGATGTAGATCTGACCTACTAACTGGTTTCTATCAATTACATCAGCAGTATTGTTAGAATCGTCCATAATTACTTTGAACGCATACAGACCTTGACGTTGTTGTACTGATTCAAGATATGGATTAACTTGGCTTAAGAATTGATTTCTTGTAGCGATTGTGTTTTGTTCAAACACTAAGTTATTAGCTACTTGAGAAATGTATGACTTAAGTGCAATTAACAATCTTCTTACATTTACTCTATCAAGAGCAGATGATTGTTTTTGTAGAGTTTTCTGACCATATACTACAGTACCAGTTCCTGGGAAGGTAGCAATTGGGTTTACATTACCTGAATACAAGGTATCGCGGCTTGATTGAGGAAGTTTTTGTTCAGCTCTAATTACATTAGATAAACCACCTCTGTTAATACCAGCAGGTGCGAACCAAGGCTCACTTACACTGTCGTTGAAGGCGTAAACACCACCAATCATTGTAGAAGCAGGTACCCATACTCTCTGACCTGAATCTGGGTCAACTGTTTGAACCCACGGCCAGTAAGTTGCAGCGTAAGAAGTGTTTCTAGTTGCGGCTGCTGACACAGCATTACCTACAGTTGAGTTGTATGGATTTTGGTCTACAACATAGATGCTATCACCTCTATTTTGAGTATTTGAGATAATTGAAGCTACTGTAGTAGCAAAAGCACCAGAATCAATTAAACCAGGAGTTAGGATTACATTGAATCTGTAGTCGTCTTGGTTAGCTAATAAATTAACCATGTTAGTGTAGTTAGCTGATACTAAACCTTGAGTATTAGTTACACCGGCTACAATTTCATTATAGTATTTGTTACCTGAAGTAAGTTCCATGTTGCCAGAAGCGCTACTAAATGAACCACTAGCTACAATTGGAATTGAGCTTGTAAAAGCATTTTTAGCTACACCATTATTATCAAAGTAGAATGGAGTTGCATTATTTACTGATTTAACTCTTACATATCTAGATTGATTAGTGTATGAACCTGATACTGTTACTTGGTTAAGAGTTGAGTTGTAGTTTTCAACAGAATCACCAATCACAGCAGCTACGAAGTTTGCAGCAGTTGGGTCTAATGATAGGTTAGTCCAAGTTTCAAGTACAATTGGATTTTCAGTATTATCATTACCTTGTCTAATTAATAGATCAAATGTACCTGAAGAAGTATTTGGGTTAACAATCTGCCATCTAATATTATCAACTGAACCACTGATCAGGGCACCACTTGTATCTAGGGCACCTGAGCTGTTCATTATAGCACCCTTAGAAAGAGTTTCAAGAACAAAAGCAGGTTGAGATGAAGCTTGTGTACTTGAACTAATGGCTGTACTAACAGCAGGAGTGTAAGATCCACTAACAACTCTAGCTACTAATAAACTTTGACCACCATTATTAAAGTAGTTGTAAGCAGCAATAGAAGTAAAGTAAGTGTAAACACCACTGCCACTTAGGAAAGTTGTTCCAAAAGTGCTTTGATATTGAGAATAAGAAGTAATAATAGTTGGGACTTCAACAGGACCTTTAATTGTAGGTCCGATAATAGCTGCACCAACTGTTATTGGTTGAGATGTAACTTGAGATTGATCGTTCTCTCTCGCTAATACTCCTGGTGAAATTAAAGTTTCTGCCATTTTAATACTGGGTTATATTTTATTATAAATATCAAGCTCTTGTTCAAAAAACAGCTTGATTAATGCAACCTTAAAAAAACAGAACTATTTATATTTAATAAATATTAAGTACTTTTTGTAGAGATTTTATCACCATTTCAGGTGTAATAGACTTTGTACATTCAAAATGTCTTGGAGTGTTTTTATGTTCTGGACACCATTCCCAATCTCCTGGGTTGAGCCATTCATGATTAAAACATCCTGAACAAAATCCTGACGGAGTATAAATACGTTCACAATCTTCAAACTCACTGTATGGTTCTGAGAAGCCTGAGATTAGGATTGTTTTTTGTCCTACAGCCCAAGATACCCAACTTAAACCACTACCTACACCAATAAATGCATCAGCGTGTACTATGTCACTCATCCTGCCTTCTAGTGGAAGTTTACCTGTTTTATTAACAACATTTTTGAGTGTACCTCCTAGTTTAGAGTCATGCCATGCATCTCCTAAAGGTTCACTAGTTAACATAAGTGTTTTATAACCATTATCTTTTAACCAGTCTATAACACGCTGCCAACCACCTGGATAGTTCCAATACTTAGCATGAGCTGAAGCATGGGGTGCTATTACAACATACTTGTCTTTTATAGGTTTTGGTTTTTTATTAAAGAATACTTTAGGTTTAGTTTCAATGTACTCTAGACCTAAAATATCTGATGAAGTTTTACCTAGAGGTATATTTTTAAATTCAGTAACATTTTTATTTAGGTTTACTTTATGGTCTTCATCATAAAACCAACCTACATTGTACATAGCATATATGTCACTTACTTGAGTACCTGGTTTTACAAATTTAATTTCTGGATATGTTTTGATAAACCAGTTATTATGGAAGGTAGAAGTTATAACTTCACAGTTATGTTTTTTTCTAAATTCATCTATAAAGGGGAACCAAGCTAAAGTATCACCTACTGCTGTTGAATCCATATGAATGTAAATTCTTTTTCCAGTAGCATCATATCTATGTTCAAAAACTAATTCATTAGTTGCTAGGTCAAAGACTTGTATTAACCATTCTGTAAAATATTGACGGTTAGATTTAGTCCACATATTATTTGAAATAATAGACTCATGAACTACCTCATTTGTTCTTTGATCTGTAAATACAGCCTTATATTGACGCTCTTCAGGACCTAAAATTTCTAAGAAAGCACCTTCAACAAAATGAAAGGTAAATCTATTTTCAGGTTCTCTAGAAGGTAAGTGAAGTGGTTTCACATTATCATATATTTTCTTTAAAACTTCTTTCATATAACTTTATTAATTCAGTTGTTCTATTATACCAATCTAATTCTTTAGCTGTCTCTAATGCTTTAGATTTATAAAATTCAAAATTATTTATTATATCTTGCAAACCAATATTCATTTCAAATATGTCACGAGGTGCTCTCCAAGCACCATGAAACACAGTGTTATGTTCCCAATCTGCAATTGTAGGTAAACCAGCAGCTGCAGCTTCAATCATTGTTAGATTTGGATGGCCCGCTTCCAACATTGTAGGATGAATAAAGATATCATGTTGATGATATAATTTTAATAACTCACTATTAGGAGTGTCGTAGACAATTTTTAGTTTAGGATAAGTTAATGTCCAAGGATTTTCACTAAAGAAATGTCTATTATTATAAGGACCAGCTACTGTAATTTCTAAATTATTTAAAGCAGCCAACCCAATACCAAAACTAAATCCTTTCCTATCAAAGCCTGGATCACCTGCTAATCCATTATTAGCTACCATTAATAGTTTAGGTTTTATAGGTGTTGGTTTTTCTATAGGGTAAAATTCATAATTGTTAACTCCATGAGCAAAATATTGTACTTTAGGATGATTAAAATAATCTACTAAATATCTTGCTGGGACTAATGAGATAATAGATTCTTCTATTGCTTTAAGGTTTTGTTTGTAAACATGACTATCTTTCCCGTAGTGGTAAGCATGGTGATCATGAAGTTGAAATACATAAGGTATTCCTCTTTCTTGAAGCATTAAAGCTAAATTACCAACATGACAATGAACAATATCAAAGTCATCAGGGTTAATCTCAGTTGCAAACTTGATTTCTGACTCATGTCCTTGTTTTAAAAAATTTTGATGAAACTCCCATACGATTTTTTCAATCGCACCCCAATCTTTAGGTGGAACATCTATCCCACATGCAGGATGTACTTGACAAATCTTCATAGGTTTTTTTTGGCGTATATCATCCCTAGATTAGTATTTTTATGGATGTGTTCAAAATTTATATTATATCCGTTTTGACTAAATTTTTCTAATATTTGAAGTATTTGATATCCATTATTATAAATGTCATGTACCTCTATAGCATATTGTTTAACTTTAGTTAAGGTATCAATAGGCATGTTCAATAACAAGGGATATTCCCAAAACTCAATATCAACTTTAGCAAAGTCTACTTTGTCTAAATTAAACATACTGAGTATGGTTTGGAAATTAAAATGTTCAAATTCAAACCTGTCACTAATATATCCTTTAATTAAGGAAGTATTTGAGTAGTCAGTTAGATTTAATTTTAAAAGTTCAAACACCGGTGAATCACATTCAAAAGAATAAACATGTTGCGCCCCTTTATCTAAAGCGAACCTACTAAAAACACCTACATTAGCCCCAC